CTATGCCATGTTAAATGCTTGCTTCTTAAGTTTGTTATATAGTGCATTTGCAATCTGATCTATATCACTTTCTTTTCTTACTGTCATGTTTGAAATTTTAATCCCTTCAAATAAACCACTAAAGATACAAACTACGCCCTCCCAAGCTAGCTGCCAGTTTCCAGTAAATACACCTACAATAAAGTCAATGATACCACCTAGTATTTCAACCACACCATTAATGATATCTCCTACGCCAGTCAATATTCCTTCAAAAGCACCAATCCATGCTGAACAACAAATTTTAATATACTCTATGATTATCCCTAAAATAGGTTGTATCATTTCCCATAGCCACTGTACAAAAGCAATGATGTCTTGAATGGCTAAACCTACACCTTCTTTAACCTTATTAAACACCTCTTTAAGTTGCTCAAAGTCTACGCCACAGGCAACTGCTACTTCCTTAATCTTATTAAAGCAACCGATAAAAAACTCTTTTAACGGCTTCTAATACTTAATGACTAGTGCTGCCACTAATGCAATAGCTGTCACAATCATTCCATACAATAAAATAAGTGGTGGAATACAAGCCACTATTGCGCCTATTTTCACCACCTGATCTTTTTGCTCATCACTCATCCATTAAAAGCTTCATCTGAGGTGTTCATAATCGCAAGAAATCCCGCCATACCTGTTTTACCTACAAGTACTTCTGCATTAGCGGCTCTTTCTGCTTCTGTAAGTCCCTTAAACGATTTTCTTAATGAAACTAAGGTTTCTCTAAAGGGTTTCATTGTACCATCTGCATTAGATGTTTTAATGGTATAGGTACCTAAGTTCTTTCCTGTTACCTCAATGGTTCCACTAAGCTCCGTCATCATCTTTCTAAGTGCTGTACCTGCATTAGAAGCTTTAACCCCTGAGTTAGCCATTAACCCAATTGCTAGTGCTGTATCTTCAACAGAGTAATTAAATGCACCTGCTACTAAACCTACATAAGTAAAGGCTTCACCCATCATTTCAATGGTTGTATTGGCACTTGTGGCTGTACTAGCAAGTACATCTGCTTTTTCTAATGTTACCTTAGCTTCAAAAGCTGTTACTTCTGCCATATAGGTGCCATCAATCCATACTTCTCCCCAAGTTCCATTAATAACTTGGTGTGCTGAAAATTTATCCATCTGTCCTCCTAATTTTGAGTATTAAAAAAAGGACTCCTAAGAGTCCTACTACTACTTAATATTATTAAAATTACTTATCAAGTTATCATTGATATCATATACATATCCTGCACAAGATATGTCATTACTGTCTTTTAATAAATATATATCCACTATATACTGGCCTAAATTGTGTCTTTTATACTGCTTTCTATCATTTATAAATTTATAAGAATATGCCTTTAAGTCACTATTATTTCCATATACAATAATAAGTGCTCCATGCTCTGAATCACTAGTATTATAGGTAGCAAATGTAGCTGTATGATTCCCCACACCAAAATACCTATATCTGTCTCTGAAAATTTTATCCTGTTCTAGGATAAATAACTTACTATCATCTAATCCATCACTATATAAAACAGCTAATAAATCTTCTTCATAATCTCTAGCCAAAATACTTACATCATCTACTCCCTGCTCTTTACAAATAAGTTTTTCTAACCACTTATCTGAGAAGACATTTTCTGAGGATAGAAAATGTACCGCTATATAACCTATAACTATTAACAATAGTACCACTATGCTAGCAATTATTGATTTCTTCATATACCCACCTCTATAATAGTTTTAACATTTCAACTATTATATCATACTTACTTAAATAGCAATATTTAACGTAATATCCTCAATTGCATCCAAAATCTTAATTCTAGAAGCTAGAAATACTTTATCTTTTGTATTATATTCCTTTAATTCCTGCTCTCTTAAACTCTCTACATCTACACCTATTGACTTTAAATAAGCTGTTTGGCTCTCCATATCAATATAAACCTTATTATCATAAGACTTATCTAAAACACCATCTAATACAAGCTGATTTAAATAAGATTGAATAGCTGTCACTAAGAGACACTTATTATCATAGTTATTTGCATACTTCCCTAAATAACTGTCTTCTGCATTTCTTTTAATGTCCTCATGGATCATGTGCATAACATCTACTAACTTAATCTTTTTAAAGCTATCTCCTTTATTTTGAGTAGTTGTAACAAAGCTAGTCACTGCTCTTGCAATCTTTACTTTTTCTCCATCATGATAAAGAATGAGTTCACCCTTATTAATCGCTTCATCCATTTCAATCTTTGTCTTTCTTGCAAAATCCACTACTTCATTTAATGGTGCATAAGTTGCTGAAATGGTCATTGGCGTTCCTGCTAATAAGCCTGCAATACGTGAACAATATTCAGCTGTACTGTATCCCTTTGTTTCTGTTACAATCTCATCACTTGTAAAGTTAATAACCTTTTCATGGTCAGCATTACAATGTGGTAATACAGCTTTTACCTTCTTTTCTGATGACTTGATCCAATTAGCTACACTTAATACTTCTTCCTCTGTAATCTCTGGAATAACTAAATAGTCCCATTTAAGTGCTTCAAGATATTTTAAAGCGATCTTACATGATTCCTCATTTGGAATAATGACTGCTAGTACCTTTTTAGGTGCTGTTTGATAGCCCATTAGGGCTAGTTTAATTTGTTCCCTGTTAAATTCATTTAATGTGGGATGAATATCTGCTACCGTTAATACTTTATCATGTTCTATTTCATCCACACTATCTTTTAATACTAATGTCACAATGCCTCGCTCTCCTCTTTTAGCGACTGATGAGGCTGTTTCTTTAAAATTAATAATTACCGAAGGTAATCCCATTTGTTCACCCTTTCTACTTTAAAATCATCTTTCTTGCTAATACACTGTCTGACTTACTAGAATCCAACTCATAATAATTAATATCAAATGTAAATTGATAAATATCTCCATCCTCTCCTACTTTTTCAGTGTTCGTTTCTTGGATAGTAGACTTCCTACTATCCACACCCAACACCTGTCCAAACGCCACTTTAAGCTCTTGCATCACTCTATAATTCTTAAGACTTTCTGTTGTATTAGAGAAATAAGTCACTGTAATCAGCAGCTGCTCTTCTTTAATTACTTTGGTGTGGTTAACACTACTTACTGGCATAATGCCAATAAAAAAGAAGGTGTCTTATATCCTTCTCGTACTTCATCTTCATATATAGGCACATTAGGAAATGCTCCTTTAATGACCATTGTTACTGCTTTCGCAATATCTTGATATAGCACCATTATTTTAATCCTTTTAATAAATTATCAACCATCTTCTCAACTTCTTTAGGAAACCCCTTCTGATATTCAAGAACTGTTTTCTCAACCATATACTTTCCTTGAACTCTCTTTCCTGTATCTCTTCCCTTTTTATCAACTATCCTATGTCCTCGTTCTACTGAATGAAAATGAGGGGAAGTAGATCTAAATTCCACATAAAGGTCTCTCCCTGCCCCTTGTACTTTACTTACTCTATAAGATTTTATAAGTTTTCTTTTACTCTCATAATTACTATCAGGTGTTTTCTTTTTAACAGAATTATTTATTTCTAAACCATTAGCTCTCATCCCACACCTCACCTTTCCACGTTGCTATTATCTCCATATAAGCATGGAGTTCTTCAATATCTAATATTTTATGGATGTATAGCTTCTTATTGTCATAGTTGATTAGCATTTCTTGATTAATTTCTTTATGATGGCGAGTCAATAATTTATATGTTGTTTCACCACTTAGCCTTTGAGCTTCTGTTTGTTGATACCCTCTAATTGGCTCTAAAAAAGCCCATACCGTTTTGAATGGTACAGGCTTCTGTATAAGTTGTCCTATTTCCTTTTCTATTTCTGAATAGGATATAAATGTTATTCGTTTGTTTAGTTTTCCACTGTCAAAATGTATACTATCACATTTCCTTCCTATATTTATTATTTACTAATACAATTAAAAACTAAGCATTATGCTCATTGGATGAACCAATTCTCACAAAGCAATTGAGTAAATGCAAAGAAATTTGTAATTACATGTGCAGATATAACAACCTTTACATTTTTTGTTTTAAACATAACCCAGCCCCAAATAGCTCCCATTACTGTTGCACCACCAACCAGTGCAAGTGCTCCACCATGATAAGTAACCCCTTTTACGAATAACAATGTGAAGTGCCAACAGGAAAAAATCACCGTAGGAATTATGTAGGAATAAAGCATATTGTTGCCAAACATTTTGCTATAAGTCCTACGCCAAAATAATTCTTCAAGCACGCCATTTAGAAATGCAAACGTTAAAAGAACCAATAATAGATTCAAATTAATGTTAGGCAATGATGGCAAAAAGGCAACGAAAAATGTTGCTATTACTGGTATAAAAGATACTATATAATAAACTAATTTGTTACTACTTTTAGTCTGTTTTGTTCCATCGTTTCTTTTATTGAACAATAGTACCCCTATTAATAAGATGGATAAATATATACCATATGGCAAAAAGTATCCTACTGTTTTTCCGTACGTATTACTAAAAAATATAAATAATAAACTCATTATCATTGGAATTATTAAAGAATATAATATTAATGTTTTTGTTGTGTGGCATTCTTTCATTTAGTGCTACACCCTTTCTGTTGTATGAATAGTACAAAAATTCATACTAACACAATTTGTATTAGAAATATAGTTAAAAAGATTATTTTATATAACTAAAGTTCTCTAAATCAAATTTACACTATACCTACCAATCAAAGACTCCAACATCATATTAACTCTCAAATTAAGCCTATCATTCACGCTTATTGTCCTATTATCATAAAACTCAGCTACTAATACTAATGCTGCTCCTTGCACATCATATTCAGCATTTCCTTTTACAATCAATTCATCTAATGTCATGCTATATGACTCTGAAAGTTGTCTTAAAAGTTCACTTTCTAAATTATAACCAGTATCATCAAGAGCTTCCTGCGAAAATGAAATAAGTGTTCCAAATTTATGAGCTTCCAGCTTAATAGCCTTAAAGTTTGCTATTTGCTTACTGTATTCAGCAAGTTCTTGTATAGGCACAAATTTTCCTAACTTATTTGCTTGTACTGGAATCTGATGCTTGCTATTTCCAAAGCGTTCATGCCTTACAGCCCCATATAATGGTGATACATATGCAAGTTTATCTAAAATGTAATCTGCAAAGGTTGTCTTAGCAATATTTTGAGTTGAAGCATTTCCTGAACCAATAGCTGAATCAGAAAAAGTATGGGTAGCATCTCTTAATTCCTTTGTACCAATTTCTAGCTCTTGATCTGATTTAAGTGCTCTGATTTCATCTGAAATAGATTTTGTTTCGGTATTAATTGGTGCGCATGAAGCTGACTTCTTAATAGTAGTCATTAAATTCCTTGATTCTTCCTTAGCCTTGATGGTTTCATCAATCTGAGTAACTGACTTCTTTTTTCTAGTAATAATTTCATTCAAGTCTCCTTCTTGTCTAAATTTAAGCATAATAAAAAAGCACATCTACTGATGCGCTATAGATAATCACTTATTCTCTTCTTCACTACTTATTAAATAGTTTATATTTAGTATTCCCTACAACATAATACAACTCATCAATTGTAGAACCTTCACATTCTAAATATCCAATATCCCCATTTGCAAACTCTACAGTTTCATAACTAACACTACCACTAGGGGTATTATTTATGTTTACTTTAAATGGTTCTTTCATTGGCTTATTATCCGTTTGTATTAGTTTGTTTTTTTCCACATTATAGATATACATTTTATCATTTTCCATTGGATGAAGCTGAATAGTATTTCCATCTCGACTTACACTTACTTCACAATAGTTACTACCTTGTATAGCATCGCATCCTATACTTTCTAGATCCAAACTATTGATTATCTTCATTTCATTCCCCCTTTTACAAACAACTCTATTTTCTGATAATTATAGCATGCATTTATCTTGTAACCAATGTGTTTTTTTCATTAACCACACCTTCACATCTAGCCATTGCTTCTCTTTCCCTTAAGCCTCATTAAAGTCAGGTTCATCCTCTTCTTTTTTCACACCATCAAACCTACTTCTCTGCTCTATGCCTTCTGCCCTGACTTGCACTACTGATGTAGCAATATAGGCTGGCTCTATAGTTAACAATGATACTTCCATGAGGTCAATATCTTCTAGTGTTCTTCTTACTACTGACTGTTCTTCTTCGCATGTATCACTTAAAGCCCTAAAGCCAAACGACCATCCTTTCAGATTGCCTTGCTGAGCTTCTGCAATAACATCCTTATCGTAAATAATTGCTTTTGCAAATAAACCTATATTATCCTCTCTCACTCCAATGTCTGATTCATTGTACTTGCTAATTTGCAGCTCACATCATGGTTTAATAGCATATCAATATTATCAGCCCTAGCCAAAGCCTTATTAAAAGTATCAGGTAATACCTTTTCAATAAACTTACCTTTTTCACCATACAGCTCCTTCGAATACCTATCTACTGCATTCACATAGCCACTTATTTCAAGCGAACCATCATTTCTCACCTCAATTTGCACCTTTTATCATCTCCCTTCAACATCTATGCATAACATTTCATCATTCTGGTGCATTTTAGTGCATATTTGCACCACTTTACTTCATTTTGATGTTTTCTTTACTCATACCTGCACCATTCTGCACCACATTAACATCAGATTGGTTCATTTCTACTCCATCATGTGTAACTTTGGTGTTTGTATTAGGCGTATAGATGCTTCCTGATGCAATATCCATCAAAACATCACCAAGATTCAGTTTTACAAAGTTTAAGGTTTCTATTTCATTTAAATCTTCTTCAAAACGTACCTCAGATGGTGTCATAAACCCATTCTTAAGTGCTATTTCATAAGCCTTAAACCTTTTCTCAATATCATTCATGATATTGATGATTTTATCTGCCACATCATAGTCAAAATAATAAAGAAGCTCCTCTTGATGGTCAATTTCATAAAGGAACTTCTTACAGATTGCTTTGATATATTTATTTGTTAGGAACTTACCATTCAATACATCTATTGCATACTGATAAGCCTTTGATTCCTTAAAACTGTTATAATCTATTCTCCACTACCTCCTTGAATGATTCTAAGTAATGGATCTTGTTTCTCTTTTTTCACACCAACATTAATATTCGCAAGTTTAGCTCTCGATTGAGGGCTCAGACTTAGCTCATTACAGAGCCTAAAAAACTCTTTCATATAGTTCGATTTCATCTTCACATAAACACTTGGTTTTCCTTCTTCAACTAATAAGCCATTTTCATTAATTTGCTTTTCACACTCATTAATGCGGTCTATTGTAATAGCTGTATAGGCTAGTACATGATCGTCCATATTTCCCAAGATGCCTAATGGTAATAAATAATCCACTATACTCTTAAATAACCTTTTCTGTTCTTTAGATAAAAAAGAAGGTGGCCTGATTCTATCAGACTCACCCCTAAGCTTTGCTTCATATTCAATTCGTGCATCTATTTCATTTTTACTCATATATCCTGTTCTTGTTGTTATGCTCTTTGTTGGCCGAGCCATGATATCACCTTCTTTCAATTACAGTTACTTTCTTACAAAAACAACTGAGCTAAAACACATAAAAAACCAGTTATACTAAGTGGAAATGCAACATAATAAATTATTCTATCATTATCTGCATAGGCATTGATTAATAACGAGATCCCTATTGTTAAATGTTCACCAACATCTAACCAATCATATTTGAAGCTAAAAATATTTGTTATCAGTTCAATAGCTCCAATAATGAATAATACATATCCCACTACCTTAAGTATCTTGTTACTTACTACATCTTTTTTACTCCCCAT